ACCTCAAAGAGCGCAATGCGTATGCCGCTGGCGTTGCATGGTGGCTCGAAAGGGAGGGCTTCACGCCTGTAAACCCGTTGGAGAACGGCATCAGTGCCGACGCTCCCATTGAGGAACATTACAGGAAAGACCTGCACGACCTTGCCGACTGCGGCGGCGTAATCTTTTGCGAGGGCTGGCAGGACAGCAAAGGCTGCAAGCTCGAACACTGCGTTGCGCTCGCCTGTGGGCTGAACATAGCCGACACCTCAATGAGGGTCAGCAAGCAACTTGAACGACTTAAAAATAACACGAAATGAAAGAGACACGCACACAGAAACAGATGATTGCCGACCATCTGAAAATCTACAAGAGCATCGAGCCGCTGACGGCACTCCGCGAATACGGAGTTTACAGGCTCGGCGCAATCATCTTCAATCTCCGCAGGGAGGGCTACGACATCACGGCGGAGCGGATGAACAGGCACAGCCGCATAACGGGCAGACCAGTATGCTTCGCCAAATATACCCTCAATGGCTGGAAAGGAGGCACGGAATGAAGACGCTCACTTTCGATGTGATGCTGAAAGGCCGCTTTGTCTGCACCCTGCATTACCGTTTCTGCCCTTTGTTCCCGATATATGAGGAGGAGCTTACGGCATTCGTGGAGAGCAAGCGGCCATCGCTCAAAGGCAAACCCTATAACATCGCTTTCTGACCATGGCAGAGTATATCATCAACAACTGCGGTGTTTGCACCAATCCCGAAATCATCGCACGGTACGACAACGAGCGTTGCCGATACTTGGTGAAAGTCGCCTTGCTTGACGGCTTATGGAGGTTCGGAGCGGAGATGTCGCTGCACACAAGCGGCTTCGGCGACTGCTGCTCCATTCAAGGCAAAGGCTTTCAGACGAAGCGGGAGGCGACCGATGCAGGGCTTGACCGCTGCAAGGAGTATGCGGAGCGGCAGTTGCAAGAATATAAAGAGCGAGGCACGCGCAATCCTCTGACAGGCGAATACTCAACCGCAAAGTCGCTCATTGCCGACTTAAAGAATATCCTCGCCGAGATAGCAAGACAAAAGTTCGACAACAGACAATTAACACTTTTCGATTTATGACAGACAAAGAATTAAAGACCTACAAGAAGCCGCTGCCGTTGGCTTTGAAGAAGCTCCCGATAAAGTTCATCGCGGAACGCATCGAGGATGAATACGGCATTTATGAGACTGGCTTCTACCAATACAAAGGCAAAAACATTTTCATCAACAAGGAGGATGCGCTATGGCATTTGTCCTGTGCCTCAAAGCACCCTATCGGCTACTATGAACTGAAAGAGGTTCGCTATAAATTCATGCCGAACAATATGCAGGTGGCGCAAATCTTCCCTCCCCGTGAGGAGTTCGTGAACGTCCATGAGAACTGCCATCACCTCTACGAGCTGGGCATTAGGGTTGTCGAGGAAGAAGAAAAGGAAAACTAATCATTTCGCACACTATGAATGAAAGAGACTCAATTACCCCCCCCCACCTCGAATTGTATAATGACATCCATAAAGACGGTGATAAGACTAACAACGCCGTTAATAATCTTGAATGGTGTAGTAGGAGTTTCAATATTAAACACGCATACCACGAATTAGGTTATAAACCACATAACTGTAAAAAGGTTATGTGCATTGAGACGGGCGAAATATATCCCTCTATCAAAGCAGCAGAAAGAGCTATTGGCGTTTATAGAGGGTCTATTGAGCAAGTCATTATAGGTAAGAATAAAACAGCAGGAGGTTACAAATGGAGAAAGATATGATGCCTGTGCTATTTAACGACAGTTTCCAAAATTTTCGCTCAAAGCAAATACCCCATGCGCAGCTCATCCTCACCGATGTGCCATACGTCCTCGGAAAGAACGCCTACGCATCAAATCCCGCTTGGTATTTGGATGGCGACAACAAGAAAAGCGAGATTGAGCTTTGGCAGACACAGGAGCGCATCCCGACGATGCAGGAAATGGAATGCAAGGGTACGACCTACGCCGTCACCAATCGCAAGTTTTAATCATTCAAATAATTTCAACGTATGGCACACAATGTATTCATCAAGGAATTGCGCCTGCTCAACTTCAAGGGAGTTAGAGACCTCACCGTGACTTTCGGCGAGCGTCAGACTTCAATCTGCGGGCGCAACGGAAGCGGAAAGACGACAGTGTTTGACGCTTTCACATGGCTCTTGTTCGGCAAGGATAGCCTCGACCGTAAGAGCTTCGGCATCAAGACAAAGGATGCCGACGGCAGGGATATTGAGAGATTGCCCCACGAGGTCAGTGCGACCCTCAATGTGGACGGCTGGATTGTCACCCTTTGCCGTAGGTTCAACGAGAAATGGACGAAGAAGCGCGGCACTGCCGTGGAGGAGTTCACGGGCAACACGGAAGAAAGGCTCTATAATGACGTGCCTTGCTCCGTCAAGGAATGGCAGGACAAGATTGCCGAAATCTGCCCCGAAGATGTGTTCAAGTTCATCACCAATCCATTGTATTTCTCGCAGCAGAAAGCCGATGTGCAGAGGGCTATGCTGTTCCGTATGGCTGGCGGCGTGTCGGATGAGGATATTGCCGCTGGCAACGATGACTTCACGGCGTTGCTCGCCAACCTCACGGGCAAGACGCTCGAAGAGTACAAGCGAGAGATAGCAGCGAAGAAACGCCGCATCAAGACGGAGATAGAGGCTATATCCGAAAGGATAGACGAGCGCAAGCGTGATGTTCCCGAAGCGGAGGACTGGTCTGCATTGGAGGCGGAGCTTGCCGACAAACAGGCGAAGCTCGCCGAGGTCGAGGGTCAGCTTACGGACGCGGCAAAAGCCGTCGCAGCCGCCAACGAAAGCAAGTTATCGGCATTGCGCAAGAGTGGTGAGCTGGAACAGGAGCGCACGAAGATTGAGATGCAGATAACGAAAGAGGTGCAAAGCTCCTACTACAATCAGATGCGCATCAAGCAACAGCTTGATACCGACATCGAGACGTTGCAGGGGAAGCTCATCGACGGCGAGCGGCGCAAGGCACTTTGCGAGAGCGAGATTTCCGAGTGCAAGACCAGACGTGAAAGCCTTATTGCACAATGGAAAGAAATCAACGCAAGGTCTTTGGAGTTCAAGGATGGCGATTTTATCTGCCCCACTTGCAAGCGACCTCTCGAATTGGAAGATATAGAAGCAAAGCAAAAGGAAATGACCGCACTCTTCAACACCCGCAAATCGCAAGACCTCTCTGATAACGTGCAGATAGGCAAGAATAACACCGCACGGATGCAGGAGTTTGAGACGGAGCTTGCAAAGATACAGGGCGAGCTGGAAATGTATTCCACAGAACTCACGAAGAAACAGGCGGAGGTCGCCAATTACGAGGAATTAGAGCTGCCCAATGCTATGCTCACGGTCGTAGAGAATGAGGAATGGCAGCGTCTCGGCAAGGAGATAGAGGAGCTTATCGCCGAGGTGAATAAATCCGCAGCCGCTTCCGATGATGCAGAATTGAAGAATGGCAAGCGTGTGTTGCAAGAGGCGATTGACGAGCTTAAAAGCCGCCTCTCCAAGCTCGATGTGATAAAGCGCAACAATGCGCGGATTGCCGAGCTTCAACAGCAGTTGCGCAAGCAGTCGGAAGAGCTTGCGGAATTGGAGGGCAAGGAGTTCACCATCGCGGCGTTCAGCAAGGCGAAGATAGAGGCTATCGAGCAGCGCATAAACGGAATGTTCGAGATTGTGCGCTTCAAGATGTTTGAGCAGCAGATAAACGGCGGCGAGGTCGAGACGTGCGAGGCTACGGTTGACGGAGTGCCTTACTCCGACCTCAACAATGCGATGCGCATCAACGCTGGCATTGACATCATCAACGCTATCAGCAAGAATATGGGCGTTTCCGCTCCGATATTCATTGACAACGCCGAAGCGGTAAACCGCTTGCAGCCTACCCAATCGCAACTCATCCGTCTTGTGGTGACGGAGGATAAGGAGCTTGTAATCAGTTCTGACGATAATAAAGAAAGAGATTTATTCAATATTTAATCATTCAACGCTTTATGGCAAATACACAAATCCAAAAGACGAGTTCCGCACAGTTCGCGGCGGTTCTCAAAGCTGACAGTGTTCAGCAGCAGTTCAAGAACGCATTGGGCGAGCATAAAGACAGCTTCGTCGCTTCGCTCATCGACCTCTACAATGGCGACAAAGCCTTGCAGACGTGCAACACCAACTCCCTCGTTTGCGAGGCTCTGAAAGCGGCAGTATTGCAGCTTCCGCTCAACAAGGCTCTCGGCTTCGCTTACATCGTTGTCTATAACAACAGCGTCAAGCAGTCCAACGGACAATGGATGAAAGTGCCTACGCCGACTTTCATACTCGGCTACAAGGGGTATATCCAGCTCGCCATGCGCACGGGGCGTTACCGCACAATCAACGCCGATTGCGTCTATGAGGGCGAGCTTCGCAGCGTGAACAAGCTCACAGGCACAATCACCTTTGACGGCGAGAAGAAATCAGACAAGATAGTCGGTTACTTCTGCTACTTCGAGCTACTTAACGGCTTCAATAAGACGCTGTATGTGCCGCTTGCAGATATGGCGAAATACGCCAAGCGTTACTCTCCGAGCATCCGCAAGGACACCACCGTTGAGCAGCTTATGGCGAAAGCCAACGACGGCAACGTCAGCAAGCAAGTAGGCTGGGAGGGAAACTTCAACGACATGGCGATAAAGACCGTTGTCCGCCGTCTGCTCTCGAAATACGGACACCTATCCGTTGAGATGATGGATGCCGTCGCCGCCGATGAGAAGATAGACGAGCAAGACCGCAATGGGCTAATCGCGGAGAACGCCAACAAGCAGGAGATTTTTGCGGAAGTCTCATACGAGGAGGTAGATACAGAGACGGGCGAAATCAAGACGGAGCAGCAAGCCGCCGATGCGGACGCTGCCGCCTCCGCTCCTGCCGAGCCTGGATATTGACCCTTTCAAGAAAGTATTTGGCTATGGTTTTGAAATGTCTCGGCAGCTCATCTTCGGGGAATTGCTATATACTGCATTCCTTGCGCTCTGACGAGGTCTTAATCATTGAGGCGGGTATTCCCATGCTCGAAGTGAAAAAGGCTCTCAAATTCAAAATATCGAACATCAAGGGTTGCTTGGTGAGCCACAGGCATAATGACCATGCCAAATACATTTGCGATTATCTGAAAAGCGGTATAACGGTGCTTGCCCTGCCCGATGTGTTCGAGAGCAAGGGTATCGCCAACCGAGCGTTCTGCAAGGAGATAGAGCCGATGCGCGGCTACAAGGTGGGAGGGTTCAAGATATTGCCCCTCTCGGTAGTCCACGATGTGCCGTGTGTCGGCTTTATAATCGAGCATGACGAAATCGGGAAGCTGCTTTTCATCACAGACACAATGATGCTTGAATATCGGTTGCCGAAGCTCAATCATATAATGCTTGAAGCCAACTATGATGACGCTATCCTGCAATACAATATCGACAATGCGATTGTCCCTGCTGGTATGCGAGAGCGTCTGCTTCACTCCCACATGGAATTGCAGACGGCAAAAGGGATATTGCGGTGCAATGACCTGTCAGCCGTCAACGAGGTTGTCTTGCTCCATTTGAGCGGCAATAACAGCGATGCGGAGCAATTCAAGAGGGAAGCCGAGGAGGTGTCGGGAAAGCCTGTGTATATCGCAAGGAAAGGGCTAACGCTACAACTGAACAAAGAGCCATACTGACAATGAGGAGTATTCCGAATGATATAGTAACGACCCTATTGCGCTGCTTGCCTGTCATTCTCGACAATCTGAATGAAGAAGCGGTGCGGAATAAGCTGCGGCTCAACAATGCCGTAAGGCAGACAAAGAAGATAATTCAACGCTTAAATAAAATACAAAATGAGCAACAAGACAATAACGATTGAGATACCCAACGGCAAAAAAGCCGAATGGGTGAACGGAGTGCTTACGCTTGTCGATGAGCAGCCCGAACAGCCAAAGGATGTAACGGAGCGCATCAAGACCTTTGACGATGCGTATAACGAACTCGGCGAAGACCATCCGCTCGTGAAAGAGTACTGCTGGCAGAATGATGACACGAGCGCGGACTTGCTCGCATATCTGCGTCTGCGTATCATCTGTATCGCACTCAATGAGGGCTGGCAACCGCAGTTCACGGAAGATGAGGAACGCTGGTATCCGTGGTTCAGAATATACACCAAGCAAGAGCTTGACGATATGAACGAAGATGACCGTAGCCGTGTCGTTGGTCGGTCGAACGGCAGCTCGGGTGCGAATGGCGGTCTCGTCTATGCGGGTGCGGGCAGGGCGTCATCGCGCTCGTACTCGCACAACGGCTCTCGGCTTGCCTTCAAGTCGGAGAGGCTGGCAGAGTATGCAGGACGGCAGTTCATCGACATCTGGGCGGACTTCGCCTTTATCGCACGATGATGAGCTATGGTAGCAGGGTGGATAAAGATAAGCAGGAAGATTACCGAGATGCGAGGCTATTTCGGCGAGCGTTTCAATCGGGCTATGTGCTGGATTGACCTGCTCCTGCTTGCTGAATGGAAAGATGAGAGGGTATTCTATATTCGTGGCAATAAGATTACCGTCAAGAGAGGGCAGGTCGCTATCTCTGTAAAGGAGCTTTCGCAACGCTGGAAACTCTCTCATCCTACTGTCGCTAACCGCTTGAAAGAAATGGAGATAGACGGTAAGATAACGATTGAGCGTTCAAAGCTCATTAATCTTATAACTATTGCCAATTATAGCCTTTATCAAGACCTTTCAAAAAATTTTATATCAGACGATGATAAATGTTTTTCTCAAACCTTACTATCAGAAAATGATATGAAAGCGACTGAAAACGAAGAAGTTATAGAGCCTGTTTTACAACAGACTTTACAACAGACTTTACAACAGACTTTACAACAGACTTTACCCAAACCTTGCCAACCTAATAAGAATATAAGAATAAAGAATATAAAAGAAAACTCTACTAAAGTAGAGTCAAAGAAAAGGGCGAGCCCTTTTCAGAAACCGACTCTTGAAGAGATAAAATCCTATATCGAAGAAAAGGGCTACGCCGTGGATGCGGAGCGGTTCTTCTACTTCTACGAGAGCAATGGGTGGATGGTCGGCAAGAACAAAATGAAGAGCTGGCGGGCGGCGGTCGCCACTTGGCAGAAATCCGAAAAAGAAAGAAATCAGCAAAATGGAAATTATAAGCAAAGACGCGAGGATAGACGTGGAGAAGCTGACTTCTCTGCTACTTCGTCGAAAGACTACAAGACATCGTTTTAGGTTTCCGCTCACGCAGGAGCAGGCATACAGTGTCCTGCTCGCCGCATACAGGGCGGAGGTCGAATACCGACACCGTGATTTCATCGCCGACA